TTGTTTTTGTAATGCCTTCTGTTTAGCAAGCACTTCGTCAAGTCGTGCCTTCGGAACCATTGGTTTCTTAGGTGCTTTTACAGGAGCTTCTTCTACTTCAGCTACAGCCTCTTCCTCTGGCTCTTCTTCAACCACCTCTTCGGTCTCTTCTTCCGATTCTGTTCCCTCTTCTGTACTTTGTTCATCTTGAGAAACAATTTCTTCCTCTGGCTCTTCGACTTCTGCTACTTCAGCAAAACTAAGATCTAGTAGCTCGTTATTATCTGCGTCTGGAATATCAGCCCCAGGCATTACGTTGTACTCTATATCGTTTTTTACTACTTCTTCTTGCTCACTCATTTAAGAACTCCTATCGTTCCTGTTGGGTTGTTTGTTGCTGTGTTGAAAAGCAGTCGTCGCTAGCTTAGTTGCCGCCGAAGTCTGCGATTGGTTTTCTTTAAGGGTGTTAGATGAGGCTGATAGCTCACGTCTCAGATCAAGCTGTGCTTCGTTAATATCAACCTTAGTTTGTAGTTCAGCCATTCTTATCTGTGGATCTACTTCTGTTATGTCTTGGACCTTAGCAATGTTCACTGCAGCTTCGGCTTGTAGCTTCCTTACTTCAGCTTCTAGCTTCGCAATCTCAAGCTGGATCTGCTGATTTTGTATTTGCGCCTGTGCTGCCTGTGCTTCTTGCTGCTCTGGAGTCGGCGGTTCCTGCCCAGTCATAACGCGAATACGTTTGGCTAGCTCACCTTTTCTAGCTAGGTGGCTGTATTCGATGATCGCATCGTCCGGTATAGCTACCCCGACCTGGCGCAAGTTGATAGCTTCAGCGAACTGCACCTCGTCGAAGCTGTCTCTTGCGGGCGCGGTTGTTACAACAACGTCGTACTCGCCTATTGTTAGATTGTTAATGATCTCCCCTTCTGGGGTCTGCTCATTCACGACCATTTCTTCGCGGGGCTTGAGTGGGTCTGCTTCGTTAGTGACCTGAATAACACGCTGCTCTGTATAGAAGGTCTGTACAAGATTAAGAATCTTCTCGGCTAGGTACTGTCGAGACTTACGCAGGTTATCCAAAGGTACTTGGATCATAATTGCGCCACGGTTCTGCTTGGCTTGGATTGCAATACCTGATACTTCTGCGCTGTCCGTGCCCAACATGCTGTCGTTGACGCCAGATATAGTCTTAATGTTTGCAGCTGCTTTTTGGGCAATACGGTCTAGGCCAGTAGGTATCTGGTTAGGTTGAATCTTACTTGGGGGTGCAGTGCCACGCGCATACTCAAGTACCAGTCCGGTCTCTGCGCCATGTTCTTCTAGGTCATCAGCGGTCATACCAACTAACGATCCTGACTCAACCATCCAACCACTATTAGCTGTAGTATTAACTATGTGCAACTCTTGAGAGGCTATTTTGTTCAGCTGCTCCTGGGGAGATAGTAGGTTTCTGACAACACCGAACGGCCTGCCTCTGCGGAAGTAGCAGAAGAACGGAACAATCGTGAATTGATTATAGGGAGACCAATCATCATGCAGCACGACTTGGTCGCACGTCACGGTCCAGCGTACTTTACGGATCACTTTACTAATCACTGTTAGTCCGTACTCTTTAGCGAACTTCTTCTGCTTCTTCTCGCTCCATTCTGCTGGAGATTGGCGTTGGTCCCCTGTATCGGGGTCGACAAAGAAAGAAGCGCGTGTCAGCTTCTTGTGTTGACGCTCCACGACGCGCAGTGCTTTTACGTTACGATATTCATCGTCACCTGCTACTCCTGCGCCAAAATAATCGTTAGAGTTCTCTGTATCACCGAACCGTGTCTCTTGGTACTCAACTGAATCAGGCCCAAAAGACATACCGTTCTCTGCTACAAACAACAGCCGCTCTGATTTGTCTTTGCCATATAGCTCTTCGATCTCATCGAGCGTCATCCACTTGGTCTCGAACACCTCGTTCCAGGTCTTTGGGTCTGCGTCTTTAGCGTCGGGGTCGATAAGTATGTCTAGTGGGTCTTTAGCTAAGATTCGAACCTCGCCTTCGACGTGATCACTAAAGTCCATGCGAACATCAAAGTAACCACGGCCGTCCATAATCAAACCGTCACTGAACACCTGCTGCTCTACCCAATCCAACTTATTATTGTCGGCTATCTGCATGTACAGCTTTGTCAGGGTGTGCGCTACAGCCTGGTCACCGCCTCTTCGCGGTTTGAACTGGATGTCTGCTCTGCGCGTTGACTGCTCACCTAAGATGGTATTAACAGTAGGGAGAATGGTATTAATAGTAAGCGCTGGACGCCCCTCTTGTTCTAACGCAGCAGCATCGTCGGCATCCCACTGGTCACCGCGATAATACTCGTCGCATATCTTGGCCATCTCGACATAGTCTAAGTGGCCGTTGTCCCGTGCTCGCTCATAGCGGTTCCACTGAGTACGGGTAATCTCTTCTTCCTTCGCAGGAGATATCTTGGTTGCTTTGGCCATTTTTATGCGCTCATTGATGATTTGGTTCGTTCGCCTTTTAGTAACCCTGGGAGCTTATCGCGCCACGTTGGTATGTGCTCAACGCGTTCAACAAAGGTACTGAACTCCGTCATCATCAAACCAATCCACGATAGTGCATCCACTTGGTCGTCGTGTACCCCGTTAGGGAAGCGAAGTAACTCCGCCACTAATGGGCCAGTGAAATTTTCGTCTTTCGGCAGGAACACCATGCCCTGCTGCATCCGCCCTTGAATAGCACGGGCGCGCGCTTCTTTATCTCTGCGCCCTGTTTTAAGATCTTTGAAATACGCTTCGTAGAGTCCGCGCTCACGGACACGCTTCTCTAGGAACGGTCCAAGGGCCATCTCAATGTGGCCCTTCTCTATACCAATGATCGATGGCTTCCACATCTCGTACTGATCAAGGATCTGCTCAACCAGTTCGAAACCGTCGTACCTGCCTCGGACCATATCAACTACGAACAACCGATCCTGCTCGTCTACGCCTACAACGATACCGACCGTATAATCGTTCCTGTCGTTCTTACCAATCGCCAGATCCCACGCTGAATAAAATCGCATTCGGTCGTAGTCAATATCTTCGCGGTCGTAATACTGGATCATATCCCGTGTGAAATAGTCACCGTCATCCGCTACCGGATTCTGTTGGTACAACGCTGACCAGTCTCTCGGGCCAACGGCTCTTTCAATTCGTGCTAGGGCTTCTTCGTTGTAGCGTTCTTTATGGAGTGCTTCGCCCTGCTTTCTAAAGGGTTCGTCAACTTCGGCGATGGCTGGGTAGTTAACAACCTCCCACTGCTCGCCGTTATCCGCTGCTGCTTTGAGTAATCTTCCAGCAAGATCGTCATCGTGCCAACGAGTAAGGATAACCAACACGCCCCCGCCAGGAGCGAGACGTGTGTAAGCGGTGGAAGTGTACCAATCCCACGTCGACTCTCTGGCGTTTGAAGATTCTGCATCGTCCCTGTTCTTTACCGGATCATCGATGACAAGGATGTGAGCGCCCTTCCCAGTAATACCACCACCAACACCGGCAGCAACGAAACCGCCGCCAGCAGTAGTAAGCCACGCCTCAGCAGATTGCGACTGAGGGTCGAGGCGGGTTTTAAAAGCAGATTTAAATCCGTCTTCACGTAAGAGACCACGGACTTTGCGGCTGAATGCCATTGCAAGCGAGCCTGAATACGAGCAACTGATAAATTCGTGCTCTGGATTTCTACCCAGATGCCAAGCTGGGAACGCCACTGACGCAAGCGTGCTTTTACCGTGTCGGGGTGGCATGAATAGCATAAGTCTTGGAGATTTTTTTTCAGCGACATCTCTGGAGAATTCCTCTAATCGTTGGCATATATCTTTGTGTACCCAACCAGCTTCATAGTCATGGTTGAACCGTTCTACAAAAGGTAGAAGGCGCTTGCGGGTTAAGAACCGGAGTGCAAGCTCCGCGCGCGCCTTGTCTTCTAATGTCTGTTCAGCAGTCTGTTCTTTCTCAGTGACTGCGGCCTGTGGTTCTTGGTCCGCGATGTCCGCTTTACAATATATACAGAGTCGATCGCTCCCCGAGTACAGGGTCTCAGGGTGCGAGTTCTTGCACCGAATGCATTCGACCTTGGTGACTTCAGTCATCTAGTTCCCTTGGAACATAAAACTCAACATACGCCTGACATGTGCCGCAACTAAAGTTCGACACCATGCAAAAGGGACTGTCGTCCTCTTCTGGGTCTATATCGTGATCTCCGCCCCATATGAGGGCCGTCTTACATGTCCAACAATCCATCGCTATAGTCTCCGGTAAGTCTTAATAACCATATTTAGGCTTAGCTTTAGGTACGGACTTCTTAATAGCTTTAAGTTTGCCGCCCTGGGTACTACGGACTTTTGCGCCTTCGATTCCGATAGGATTGTTCTTCTTGAGCGCGGTCTTGTTCCGAGAAGACGGCCCTTTATTAGCGGTTCGCAGTTCGGTAGCAGCTTTAGATCGCGTCCTCTTGTAGGTGCCAATAGCTTTGTCGGTCGTGGTTTTAGCTGCCTTATCAATAGCCGTACTGCGCTTGGCTATCAGCTTCTTAGCTTCGTCAACGGCTTTTGTCCCGTACTTCTTTATAGCTTCGCGGCTTCCTTTTGATGCGAGCAGTCTTGCTGCAACAGTTAATACTGGTATCGGCATAATTAAGTACTCTGAGGTTCTAGGTAGTTGAGGTCTTTACCCGCGATCTTCAGCAGGTCTTCGTCGGTCATGCGTTCAAGCTGGCGTGTACCATTAATATTGATATTTACTTGAGGAGCGTTATCGGCTTCAGCCAAACCGTGCAGCTTGACCAGGGAATCGGTGGTGTTTTTCATCTCGGTCGCGTTAGCCGAGGAGTTGTAGGCTTCCATGTACATCATGTGCGCGTTCTGACTGGTAAACTTCACCGTCTCGCGCATCTCTTCACGGTAATAGTCGAGCGCTTTAAGCACATTCGGCGTTTTTGCGGCTGCATAGGCCGCCTGCTGACATGAATAACCTGCACCGCGTCCCGCAGCTGCTGTCGACATACCTGAAGCGATAAGCGTGACCAGCTTTTCTTGCTGCATGGTTAATGATCCACGGCTTATGCCCATGTACGGCATGTGCGATTGGAGTTCGGTGCGCTCACTGACTAGCTCAGTGGACTGTGAGTCCGATTGTTGGGCTACTTCCATAGTGCTCTTGGTCGTTATCTAGATACACGAATGCAGGGGCACCATCAAACTCTGTTGACGTCACCTCTGCTAAATATTCTTCCGCATACTGCTCCGTATGCCCTTTTGCCATAATGATGGCGATAGCTTTGTCGTAGTCGTAAGCAAGCACTTCGCGGTCATTTCGGACTGTCGTACCGATAATTGCAGCGTCAAGCCCTTCAATTGCAACTACTTCTATATCCAACATATATAATAATACCGTGACTAATAATTAATCACAAGAAAAATCGTGAATAGTCTTGACCCACCAGTAGAACATGTCGACTGGCAGGGT